CCAAGGCCATTATCGCCGCCGCGTGAAAACGGAATTTTATGATCTAAACGGCTCTCCGCTTGGCATCCATAAGAGTTTCTACCAATTCGACACGCGCAGTAATAACATCTTTTTTTTTGTCTATAGTACAGAATATCCCTATATCTTTGCTTCCTGTTCGTGCTTATGCGATTTTTTGCTTTTACTGGCAAAACAGGCATCAAAGGCAGTGCGCCGCTTTCAGTCATGACAAACATAGGATTTTTTCCCTATTTATTGTAAATTTCTTTATGTTTCTGAAGCCATTTCACAATATAGTTCAACCAATTAGCTGTGATTTTGTAGGGTTTATTTGATAGCCATTCGTCCATATTTTCAAGTTTTTCTCTAAATTTAAATTCATCCCCATCGGAATAATTTTGAAAAAGAATGTTAAAAGACTGCCCGTCTAGTTTTATCACTTCGCCCTCAAAAGGCTCGCGGGTGCAAGGCATAGTGTAATAGCCTTCAAACTCATCGTAGGTTTTATTTTTTTTTCTTTGATGTTTCATAGTGCCTCCTATGTTTTTTTGTGCGCATTGTGAGAATAATTTTTTTAAGAATTTTATATTTTAAGTAGAGCTAAAGAGAGTTTTAAAGTTATGCTTTAGGTGAGTTCTGAGCAAATGGCAAAAAAATCCCATACCCGTTAGCACCAAAAAAATGCCTTCGAGTATGGATTTCTTGCCGGAAAGAATATGCTTCTGGAGCCGTTCTTCGCTTAGGCAGCCTGACAACCATCACCAGCGTCAAACTTCGGGCTTCAGGTGGTGACACCTCATAGCGCAGTTGCCCTTCTCAATCCTCTGCTGCGGCTGTGCTTGCTCTGTAACCGCTTTTAGCAACCGCGCCCCAGCGAGACCATATGGGACGTACAAAGCGCGGTTTTACTCAGTTATAGCGAATTATAAATTTGAAAAAAAAATAAGTACATAGCTAATTTTTGCATAGCTCGTATTCTGTTATTGCATAGCTTTATAAAGGTGTTTTTATTTTTGCACGTTTTTTTTACTATTTGTGCGCTCTTTTTTATATTTTGCATGCAGATAAGTTGTGGCACGAACAAACTGAAATAAGTCTAGGCAATGGCCGTATTCGTTCTTACCTACGCTGTGAATAATTGGCCACTCGTGAGGGATACGACTAATATAATCAGGCTCGGCATAAATTCGCTGCTTGATCTTTTTTTGAAGCCTTTTTGATAGCTGATTTTCTGTTTGATAGCCATGCTCTAAAGCAAACTCATTCCACGCAAGGCGTATCAATTCTAGTGCTTTTTGCCATTGGTCATTCAGGTCAGTCATGATTTATGTTCTCACAAAAACAAACATAAAAAAAGGGGGCTTTCGCCCCCCTGTAGTTTCCCGTACCGACTGTCAATGATTTAAATATCTTCTTTTCTATCAAACAAGTCAAGCTGTGTTTCCAAAGCCTCTTTGCACAAAGCAAATGCTTCATTGTAGCCTTGACGTTCGTGACGATTTTTCTCAAAGTATTTAAGCGCATCATCAAAACCGTATTTGTCAACGCCCTTAGCTTCCAAATCAGAGCGAATAGCTTTGATCTGTGCGTTAATGTTTGCGCGTTCTTCTTTGTAGGCCAAAACTTTTTGTGCGGCCTCAAGAATATCGCTCGACAGATTGTGGTGTATGTTTTCCATTTTTACGACTTTCATTTTATGACTTCAAAGCTGTTTCAGGGTTAACGCCATTTTGCAAGAGATCGACCAATTCAACACCTTTTACAGGGCGAACAGTAATCGTCTTTTTTAAAACGTGCCTATATGCTTGCGCTTTTGTTTTTGCCTTCACAAGAGTTTTAAGCCCGTTATCGTTTTCTACTAAATAAATATTCATAGTTTTCTCCTTTAAGTTAAGTTTACAGTTACGCAGTATTGTGCCTGAAAATGGTCAATTTTCCACTTTGCTAGAGGGTCAATCCACCCATTATCAGGCTTCACATCTTCCACTATATAACGTCCTTGTTTGTCTTTGTAATCAAAATCCGCTTCATAAACGCCAATAGTTTTGGAATTTACTTTTAAATCAAATCTTGGGTGTAAACGCAAGCACGAAATTTTACCTCTCTCTTGTAAAAATAAAAGTGTCGCAGCACGGTTACGTTCCTTCTCGCTTTTAAAATACTCTCTGTTTTTAGAGCCGCACGCAGGGCATGTCACATAGTTTAGCGTTTGCGAATGTTTGCAGTCCACGCAAAAATGATATCTTTTGGCTGTATTATACGCTTCAAAACGATTTTTAAACTTGCGAGATTTTTTCATGAATAAAATGTCTCATGTTTTTTGTGACAAAACAATACAAAAAAAAGAAATAAAATTTTTTGTTTTTAGGGTTTACAAAGATGCAAAACAGATTTATAAAGGGTAACAATACAGTTTAAAAAAGGAAACACACACCATGACAACAGACGCTTTCAAAAGACTTATACAAATATATGACCGGATTGATGAACGCTTTAAACAATCAGAGGCGGCTTGTGATACGGCAATCGAGGCTATAAAGAAAATACGTTTATCTATAGAAGCTTTAACAGTGGAGTTAAAAAATGAAAATCTACGATCTTACACAGCAACCAGCGAATGATAATATCGAACAAGAAGTCTTTTTAATGCGCCACGCTATAGAAGACTTAATCATGCAAATTTTAGGGTTAAAGGAGTTTTTTAATGAAACAAAAAGAAATAGCTGAGATTTTAAAGGTTGCTTTGCTTGATGTGAATGCGATTTTGCAAGAGAAAGCACCTAAAAAAACAATGACTGCACGTAGAATAATCAATCAAATTATATTGGAGGCCGAAAATGCTACCCGCTGAACTACCTGAAAAATCATTAAGCACGATTGCTGATCTAGCGCGTGATCCTAATATGACACCAGATAAACTTAACCAATATATCGATGCCAGTATGCGCATCATGAACAAGCAAGCCGAAATTGAGTTTAATCAAGATATGGCAAAACTTAAAGACGAACTTAAGGATACGCCAATTCAAAAAAATAAAGCCAATACACAAACAAGTTCCCGATATGCCGATTTAGATGCAATTAAAGCAATAGTTGACCCCTTGTTGGCAAAATACGGGTTTTTTGATCGCTACGAAGATGAATTTCCAGACATAAACACAGTAAGAACCACGTGCGAGATTGTGCATCGAATGGGGCACAGTAGAAGAAACACGGTGCAATTTGGGCTTGATCGAACTGGCATCAAAGGATCGGTGAACAAAACAGATATTCACGCTGCCGCATCTTCTATGACGTATGGGCAACGCCTTAGCCTTTGCAGGGCTTTGGGTATTAGAATATCGGAAGACGATGACGGGAACGCCGCCGGATCAAGCAAAATCAATGCCGAGCAAGTCTCTATTATTCAAGGGCTTTTAGAAGAAACGAAAACGGATATAGCTTTATTTTGTAGCCAATATCTTAAATTGCCATCGCTCGCAGACATCCCATGCTCTGGATATTCAAGAGTCTTAAACGCTCTTTTAAAGAAAAAAATGGGGGTTTAAATGAAATATTATGACGTAGAACAAAACACCGAAGAATGGTATAGACTGCGCCTTGGCATTCCTACCGCTTCCGAGTTTGATAAAATCATTACGCCTACGGGCAAAATGTCTTCGCAAGCTAACGGATACGCAAATAAACTTTTGGCCGAGATCATGCTAAATGACTATCTGCCGATGGTTAATACCCCTTATATGGAGCGCGGGAAGATTTTAGAGCAAGAGGCAGCCGATGAATATCAGCTTGTCACAGGCACCCAAATTAAAAAGGGCGGTTTTTGCACAACCGATGACGGCAAATTTGGGTGTTCTCCTGATCGTTTTGTAAGTGATGAAGGCCTTTTAGAAATTAAATGCCCCGCAGCTAATACCCATATTGAATACATGCTAGAAGAATGCATCGACACGGCCTACTATCCCCAGCTTATGGGCCAGCTTTACGTCACAGGTAGGCAATGGGTGGATGTATACTCATATTGCCCTGGGCTTATATCGGCTTGCATACGTGTCGAGCGTGACCCGATTTATATGCCAAAATTAGAAAAGGCTCTTAGTGATTTTAGGGATTTAATGTCACGCAAAATTGAAAAGCTGCAAGACAAAAAAATCTTTAGAGTAAACGGTATTGATTTTAACCCCTTGGACGCAGGATAAAAAAGGAGAATGTGGTATGCAAAATATGATCGAATTGTGGATAAGGTCTACAGACAGAGCTTTCAGAGTAGTACGTGCTGCGCATCAAAAAACGGAAGCGATTTATGCGGACTTCCTGCAGTTGGGGCACATATACGCACTGGAGAGTATGCAGGACATGCGCAAAAGCCAGACGATGACCTTGTATTGCCCCTCTGCTTCGAATGTCATACCGATCAAGAAGCCAACCCCGGGGCCGAATGGTGGGTTAAAAATGTCCTTAAACCACAAGCAAGAAGGCGATATAGAAGATGGAAAGTAAGCAGGGTTTAACTAAAAAACAAAGCCAGTTTTTAGATACAATTAAAAGTTTTTGTGATCGTTACGGTTATAGCCCTTCTTATGATGAGTTAGCCGGAATAGAAGGGTGCAGCATTTCTAACGCTCGCAGATTTGCAAAAGTATTAGAAAAACGTGGGCATATTACATCAGGTAAGGGCGCACGTTCAATCAAACCACTTTAGAGAAAGGAAACACAATGACCGATAAAAATAAAATTAAACATGACCCAGACGAATTGCCTGATTTTTTTAAAGGAATGGTTTGCGCGTATGAAGATTGCGCGGATTTTATAGAGCATTTGTGTGACACTTTGCCCGAAGAATTGGCTTTTTTTAAACCAGTTCTTAAAACAACATCAAACGGCATACGAGAAAAAGTGCAAATATTAAAAAAGACAGTTGCGGAAGAAATTTCTGTAACAAATCTTATGAACATTCCTAAAAAAGACGGGGAACCTTTGCAATGAAAATCATGCATGAGATATGGCTTTACGTTGACGGCTTTGCAATCTGCCCGCTGGATGTACCGAGCTGTGATAAATTCACCAAAGCAAGAGCGATTAGAGAAAAATGCGAAACATTAGCCTGCGGTGCCGCTGGGGCGCAGATTGGTGAAAGTCCGATGAAAGGGAAACATAATGCAATTTGAAATTAAAAATAGATATAGTGCAAAAACACAGGTGGTTTGTGAAATTGATCTTTGGAGAATTAAGTGAAAACCGATAAACCATCAGTCCCGACCGTAGTCGCAGAGCTTGACGCATATAAGAAATGGTTTATGGGCGATCATTATTTCAGTCAGCCCGCCCCATCGCGCTTAATTCTTATTCTTGAAACGGCTATTGAATACTTGATTGAATGCGATTTTGCACGAGAGAATGAGTATTATTTAGAGAAAATGGTCAAGGCACTGGAAGAAAACTCAAAGTCACAAACCGAAACTGAGCGTGTTTCGTTAAAAAAACTGAAACAATATGAGAATAAGTATGGGCCGCTGGACGATGAACAAAACCTACCCACATTCAAAGACATGTACGACATGGCCCCGAACGCTACCGGAGGCATCCCCGCTGAGGATTTTATAGCTAACTTGAGAGAAAGAAAAGACAATGAAACCAACGATTGAAGAACTAGAGGCGGCTTTGGAAGGGATGTTTGACACGGACAGCCCTAAATTATTACGCGAATGGTTTGACTTTCATTACCAGACAATCCTCGCCGCCCTCACCCAAGCCTTAGAGATTGCAAAAACAAAACCGAAAAAAGTCGGTGATTTGCCGTCAGACTTTACACCACGGCAAGCAGGTTATGCGGCAGGATGGAATGATGCACTGTGCCAGATAACCGCAGCGCAGGAGGAAAAATGACCCAGCTTTATAATTTTTACAAACACGATCTGCCCAAGAAATTCATAGCCATATACAGCGATGGATCAGGGTGTGATATTTTTTACGAGCAAGGAAAAAATGAATATAACTCCCACTCGCTTTCTGAGTGGGACGAAATAAAAGAACGGTTTATCACAGTCGATAAAGACTGGTTTGTCGATGCAGGCTATCTTTGGTTTATACCGCTGCCTGATGATTTTAAAGTCTGGGAGGAAACATAATGATCGTTGACCTGTCAAAAATACCGGAGGGGAAAAAATTTGTGCTTAGTGGGCCTCACATAAACGGGTATTACGCATGCTCCATTGGCGATTTAGGGTGGTACGGCTCCACCCCACAAGAAGCCGTTGACAACGCGATAAGGGAGTTTGAGGGATGACCAAAGAAAATGAAATGCCGGATGTAGATGTGCTTCCAATATACTGCACCATGCGCGATAGCGATGATGTGGTTGACCTTGAGTGCCGTTTTGAAAATGAAAAATATGCCGCCGTGCAGGTTTGCGATACGAAACAAAAACTAGCCAGAAAAATCCATGATTTTATTAATCGGGGCTGCAAAGATTCCGACATCCATGATGAGGTGCTTAATAAAGCATTGAGCCTTATATCAGAAGCTAATCAAATATTTTCCTACCTTGAAACGCGAGGCTCTGCAACGCTTCCGGCTTTTGATTGGATGAAAAAAGCCCATTTATTTCTTAGCGCAGAAGCGGCAAAGGGGGAATGATGACAATCCCATCTAATGTTTTAAAAATGGTTGTTGAGGCTTTGGAATACTCAGAGGCGCGCATTGAATATTTTGGAGAACTTCTTGGCGAAGAGCACAGTTTATTTAATGAAGAATATGCTTTTCCTAGAATAAATGATGCGATTGCAGCACTCCGGCCTTATATGGAGAACCAAGGCTGGCAAGATATAAGCACAGCTCCTAAGGATAAAATTATTTTTCTTGCAAACACTGAATATGCAGAATTTTATTGCCGTTTTCACAAAGGCAATTGGTGTTTTTGGGGTATTGATGATTTTGATAGCATGAGTTGGATGCGTCTTTCTTTTAAGCCCACCCACTGGATGCCATTACCGGAACCACCAAAATGACCAAAACATTTTATTGCAGTTTTTGTCCTAACAGTTCTGACAACCCAAAAATTTATATTGTATTGGCTCTTGGCTGCAAAGATGTTGCCATATGCTCTACTTGTGTTTCTTATTGTGCTAAGATTATCAGAAAAGAGAAACGTGACAAGAAATTGTCAAGGATACAAAAATGACACAACCACCTTTAAAATATATCTGGCTGCCAGTGCCGCGCCATGAAGCAAGGGGATTGTGCTTTCGGGAACACCTGCAAATAGATACAAACTTAAATGTTTGTTGTGATCGGCAGGAAGATAGATACAAAAAAATGCCCCAGTGAAGGGGCCAAGTTGGGATAAAGCTGCCCACCATGGGCAACGGCTTATATAATCATGATTGCTGATAGGTGTAAATCTATTTTTAACCTGCCCTTGGATAGTCCGGCTCATCTTCATCAATATATTGATTAATCACTTCCTCTGGCCGGATGCGCTGAACTCCATCATCACGCAGCACAACCACGTTACCATCCATATCGGCGCACAGCATCTCGACCCAGACCGCTTCATTAAACGCATCTTTGATTTTTATAAATATTCTCATTTTATGTCCTGTTCACTATTAGTTGCGAATAATCTCTACCTTCATTCCAGTCATACGGCTCTGGATGCCCCCTGTCGAGTCCGGCGGCGGCCTGTGAGATGCGCCAGTCCAGCCATGTGTTAATGTCTGCGGGCACAATGTCCATCATCGCATTGTCCATCAGGTCAAACTTCGGCAGTATGACACCTTGCGGCGGCACGGCCTCATGCAGCCTTAACGTGTCCCGCACGATGATGGATGCGTCAATCCCTGCGATCTCGATCTGATACACTGATTTATGCTCAGGTTTGCGCGTGTAGCCATCTTTGTAGGTCATGATGTCCAGATCACTGCCCGACCGGATAAAGCCCATACAGCGCGATCCTACCACGCAGATATGGGTGAACGGGGCCTTGCATTGCACGGCTTGTGTCACCGCGTCAATAACGGTTTGACGCTCTTGCTCGGTCCAGTAAATCGCAATGGATGTTTGTAGGGTCATATCAATAGCTCAGCGTGACGGTTTGTGATGTGATCGTCCCATTGCCAGCCGTGACATTGACTGGCGATAGGCTTGTTCCCTTGTTGTAAGGCGTGGCGATGCCCGAAATATAAAGCTTCGGAGTTGACCCGCTCGGAATTTGACCATTTGATCCAAGCGATATGGCTTTATTGGCGGATATAAAATTGGAAAAGTTGACCAGCGCATTGTTGTAATATACCTCCGCTACAAATAGATCCGGTGAACCATTTAAGCCTGTGTTATTGACCAAAATATAATTGAAATCCGCCACTGGCGTTTCGGACGTGTAGGACGGCGATACCGATTGCACAATGCCATTGATCCGGAAATCTGCCGTATTGGCCACCGTGTCGATTTTAGCATAAATATGCGCCAACGTCCCCAGCGGAACTGTCGTTGTGGATGTCAGGTCTGGTGGAGGAAAAGCAGACGATGCAACTGAAATAACAATATTACCAGCATTGGTGCGGCTAATATTAAATTGGCGCGGTGATATTAACGTGTCGTCAAGGCGGAACAAAACATCACTCAATACGCCGCCCTTGGCATCCATCCGAAACCAACCAGAAAATGTCAGCTGCGTTGTGGTCGTCACGGGGGCCATGCTGTCAGATTTAAGCAAATAGGCTTGATTGCCCAGCGTGTTTGATGTGTTGAAAAGTATACCTGATGGGGCAAAGGCGGCAATGCTATAGCGCGGCATTGTAAATCTTCCGACAAAGCCTGCATGTAATAACATTTTTAAACAATTCCTTGGTTTACTAAATCAGCCCATGTCACACGTGTTTTATTTGGATAATACGTTTGCAGGAAATAATTATCAGGAACATAGACCTTTGTGCCTGTCTTTGCGGGCAGCCAATCATAAGCCTTGTACGTCTGTGTTTCTGGGCGCGGGATGCCCTCTTGCTGACAGACAATGTCATGATCTGCTGATGCCAGTTCCGGCGTATCGTAAATGATATAATATTCGCTCATATGCCGTACCTTCCTTTAAAGTAAGATTCCGCCGCCGCCCTATCGGCTACCGTTGCCGCGCGATTGATGATAAACAATTCGGGCCAACGATGCACAAGCGAGTACTGCGCTGCATTCGTTCCGGTATCTTTACCAATCCCGAATCGCGTGGCAGACGTTTGCGTACCTGTCCATGCGCCCGTATTCACCAACGCATTATTTCTATACGTATCCATCGTGTTGCCCGTGTCGTCCGCAATTACAGTTGTTGTGCCGTATGATCCTGTGGCCAAAGAATAGCCCGTACCAATAAACGCAGAATTAAAAAATGACCGCATGGATGTGTTTGTGCCATTTTGCATGTGGTATATTGCCCTGTTTGTCCCACCAAAATCATCCCCTGTTCCGACAAAGCATGACAAGTGCCTTCGGTTATTCACACCAGCGTATGCGTCCAACTGATAAACCGTAAAAAACGTCATATCAGTCGTGAACGTAAAGTCTGCCCACATGTTTTTATTGAAAGTGTCATGATGTACGACTGTGCGCCCGCCAAAATCAGTCGTCAATGCATTAGGTTGCTGTGCCTTTGCGTTTGTCACAAGACTTGCCCCCCCTGCAATTTTGGATGCAATCTGTGAAATTGTCGTGGCAGGTGCGCCCGTGTCTAGTGTCAAAGTTGACGCATCCGTAGCATCCCACCACTGGATCAAGGCAGAGCCAAAAAGCGTCAAAGGATTTGGGATTTTTGCAAAATTAGTAAACATCCCAACAAAACCTGCTTTTAAAATCATTTTAAAATCCTCGTTTGCTCGCGCATGATGTGATAATCAACCATAAAATTATTTAACGCAGGGCAGGCATTGCTTTCAATCTCAGCCGCAGCTTGCACCATAACCGACTTCGAGTATGGCTTAATATCCGGCAAAACTCTAGAAGGAACCGTCTCGCAGCCGCTTAATAACATCATTGACATCAGGGGGATTGGCGCGAATCTTGTCCAGCTTTTCAACGTCCTTAAGCGTTTCATTGACCACCTCTTGCTTGCATGAATTGTATCCGTCTGAATGACCCTTGAAATATACCACGCCCGACACAGTCAATAACAGTCCGCCGAATATAATAATGATCCATGGGTTAATTGTTGTCATTGAGACCCTCCAGACACAAGGCACGTTCTTCCTGCCTGCGCTTGACAAGACCATTGAGCTTCTTACCGCCCGCATAGACCCAGCGCAATAACTGATCGCACGCCTCAATCTTCTTTCCCTGATTGTACAGCACAACCAGTGTCGACTTGGCAAATTTATCTGTGCCGATATTATACGTCAGGCTGGACAGCGCAGCGTGTGTCTTTGGTGACATATCCTCTGTGATATAATAATCAACCGCCTGACCAAAATAAGCCAGCCGCACGGCAAGCGTTTTGTCGCATTCTTCTTTCGTCTTAACATCGCCCAGCTTGACGTTTTCCGTCTCGCCCCAGCAGATCGTGGGGATTCCAACTGGATCAAGATAGGCCTTTAAACGTAAGCCCTCATGATGCATTGTGATCGGCGTTGCAATCACCATCATCGCGGCCAATCCGGTCTTCTTTGCGTTATTTTTAAAAAAACTTATCATTTTGATAGCGTACCCTTGATCTCACCAACGGCAGAAATGAGCGTATCAATTTTCTTGTTCATTGACTCCAGATGATCGCCATTTTTGTCTTGATTTTTTTCTATATTCTTAATTTCTGCGGACTGACGTGCGAGCGTGTTTTCCATTGTATTAATCTCTTTCCCCAGTTGGCCAAACTTGTCGTCCACACGCCGACGGTCAAGCCAATCCAAAATGGTTGCGATAGCACCACCGATAGCACCGCCCAATGCTCCACCGACTCCAGCATCAAAGTCCATCCAGCCAAACTCCCATCGCTATACCTATGACCGCGCCATAAATTGGCTCAGCATAGGCCCATCCCTTTTGCCCCCGTAATGCGGCAATCGAAGAACCGATAAAATAGCAGACAGGAAATGTTGCCCCTGCTGGCACGAACCATACGCAGCCAGTGACTAAAGTCAGTAACGCACCCCAAGAAAGACCATATTGCAGGGCTTTTTTAATACCGTATGACCGACCAAATCCTCCGGTCATGTAGTCGCCCCAGCCGCCTTGATAATCACCCACAGCCCCAGCTTCCTCGCCCATAGAAGAATAACAATAGGCCCATGCCAGCGTGAACAGGACGGCTTGCAATGGAGATACGACAAACAACAACGGGATCAGGACGATCAGCAACGGCAACACGCGCTTGAGACGGTAAAAATCCACCAGTTCCTTGTATTTCGGAAACACGTCAAGCCAGCCACCCTTTGCGGAGTAGGCCAAAGCCATCAGCAAAATTGTAAAAACATAAATCACGCGACACCTGTATAAATAATATAATTTAAAACGATTGTCGGCTGTACGTTATTGTGCGCTTGCCCGCCGCCGTTTGTGGTCAAATAATGAGTTCCAGACGCGTTAGGGGAAAGGCCTCGTATAACTGTTTGCGCCCCTGCCGCAGCAGCAAATATAGTCGCATCCGCGCTACAATTTAATGCAGGGGTTTGTGCCACTGTAAGCGTATGACTTTCAGCCCCACCAGTCCCGCCTAGTACATCGCCATCCACGCCATCGGTAAGGCCTGTTAAACGATTAGCAGATGTCCCGCCCATATCGTCTTGCCCCGCGATGACCCGCCCGCGCAAATCTGGCAAATTAAATGTAGTCGAACCATCACCCACACCGTAAGTAGTGCTGATAGCCGTGAAAAGAGACGCATAAGTTGTTCGGCTTACGGCCTGACCAAAACACAAAAGCCATTTTGAAGGGGCTGACGCTCCGGCATATGGCATAAGTGAACCTGCAGGGAATGTATCAAGGCCTTCGACTACCTGTACGCGTGCTTCGACCTCATCAATCGCTGCCTTGACATTTGCTGCCGTCAATCCCGAAACTGTGTTGTCAAAATGAACCCCATCAGCCGCCACGGGTTTATTTGTCACCTGCACGCCCACGGCAACTTCACTAAGAGTATTATCCATAGCGGTGCTATCCCATTCGACTGTGACAGTCGTATTAGGGCTTGAAAAAACGCTGGCCGTAATGCGCCCGTAAAGAGTAAATGGCGTTGTGCCTATTGCCCTCACGCGTCTATTGACTGCATAAATCGCAGTCTGATCCCCAGTAACTCTAAAATTTGTCGTGTCTACATAGGTTAAGCCGGAATGCCCATAGTCAATCCATTCCATTGTTTCATACCATTCGCGCACTTCGGCCATAATCTGCCGGATCGTATCATTCACACCAGAAGGGGCCATCCCTTCAGGCGCACCATTTGGGGCTGCGCTATTATTGCTGCCTGCCGTTGTTGACCAGTTTTTTATGCTCGTGACCATTTACTTCACCTTTTTTGTTTTTTTAGCTATTTGCGCAGGCATACTTTTTGGCAATGATTTTTGCGTTTGTTTTTTAACTAATTCTTTAATTAACTTCTCATCGTAGTTTTTAGAAAGAACATTTCTTCTAAGTGCTACTGAACCGCCTAGCTGTGCTGCTCCTGCGAGAGGCGCAAGCGGTCCGAGAATAGGATATGTTGCTGCTGTTGTTGCTGCTGCTCCGATAGCCCCGGGCATATCACCTGTTAAAAGGCCCTTTGCAAAAGTTCTTTGAGAAGTTCCGCTATTTGGAATGTCTAATTTCAAAACTTTACCTAGCTGTGCTAACTCACCAAGAGGGCCAGCTTTCCCGCGAACGACTGCATCTTCTCCATAAGATTTCACAACAGAATTCATAAGTTTTGCTGGGCTTATTGTGCCTTCAAATTGATCATCAAGCGTCAGCCTTTGTATTGTTTTAAGGCTTTTATATCTAGATTTTAAATCGCTAAGGGCTTCTTTTGCTCCTTTTTTAGTACCTGTGATAATATCAGCCACGACTTCTTCGAAATCTGAAGCAAGCATGCGTGAGTTTTCGTTGCCCTTTCTAGATGTTTTTGCGTACTTTCTTCTAAGTGTATCAAGTCTTTTACCCGGGGCCTTGCCAGCTTCAAAAAGATTTTCAATTTCTTTTTGATAGTTTTCAACAAAGTCTGCGCCTTTATCTCCATAAATCCCTTTAGAGGCGGCATCTCTTATTTCTTCTATTTTGCTGTAGTAGCTTTCAGGCAATTCAAACTTCTTATTTTTTGTAAAGCCCTCAAATTCTTTGCCCATTTTTTCATAGGCTTGATTTATGACTGCTGGTGTTGCTTTTTCTGCATTTATTCCAGCTTGCTTATAAACTGCCTGTTGAAAACTATTTATGACTTCATCGCGCTTATTTACGCCTTTTGTGAATGGAAGTTTTTGCGCTTCCGAAATTAAGGTTTGATATCCCTCATCATCGGTTAAATCATCAAGCCCTACTTTTATATTATATTTTCCTGCCATGTCGATGATTTCAGGTGCGCTATCACGCAAAGTAGGCGTCGTTGCTTTTCCTACTTGCTTTAAGACAGCATTGCCAGCAGATAAGGCAGGAACAACACTAGAAATAATACCACCTGCGTACGGCACTCCGAGAATTTCTGAAGGCTTGGCGAGAGTTTCAGGAATTGCACCCGGAGGGCTTTCTGCTGCTTGATACCCCCTAAACGCAGCTTCACCGCCCACAAACGAGGCAGGCACTGCGGCGACTTTTGCGCCCGTATTCCCCAAAACACCTCTAGCAATTTCTCCTCCTTTTTGTAATATTCCGCCTGCCGATTTAGCTAGCTTACCTAGACCAGCAACGCTGCCTGTGATCTCTGCCCCTGCTGTTGTAAGCGGGTATTCTTCTCTTGCTTGTGATAACATACCTTGCGCCTTGCGAAGCTGTAAATCATAAACATCACCTATGCCGTAATTTTCAGGAAGCCCTACGGATTGTGGTGCATTAGAATTTATCATCTCTGCTGTTTTTATTCCGCCATAAGCAAAAGGAGAACTTAAGCCCGCCATAAACCTTTGATCTAGTCCAAATGTGCCCCCATGAACAAGCCCTAATGCTGCTGGCACGGCTCTACTTGTAAAAAAGCCTCCAGAATAATTTGGGGTGCTTTGCTCTTGCGCTGTTGCGATAGGTGCATTTGTTTTTTGAGTTATGATTGGCGGCGTGACAATATTCACGACTTCTTCATCATCTTGTGAAAATGCGCCCATTATTTTTTTCTCTTTGTTTTACCGTCTTGTGGATCAATATACAAATCACCGCTTTTTAGTAAGTTGTATTCTTCTTGTGTTTTTGGCTGCGCTACGCTGCCTTCTGCAATCTCAGGTATTTCAAAAATACCAGTTACGTTTAAAGGATTTACAGCGTTTCGTTGTGCGAGTTCGTCATATTTTTGCTTATTTGTTTTTTGTCTTTCATTCGCGTTTTTATAAATTTTAAATGATTGGTTTACAAAATCTTGACGTACATTAGGCGATAACAATTCTCCAGTAATAGCCTTATTGTACATAGCCCGCACTCTTTCAGGGATTCCGCCTGCATTCCCCGCTGTAGCAAATTCGCCTTCACGTACTGTCGACCCGGGGTCTTGCATTTTCATGAAAGAGTAAACTAATGAAATATCTCCAGCAGGTGATGCACTTTCTGCGGCTAGCTTTATTTTATCAAAGGATGTTTGTGTAATGATAAAATCGTTTGACATTTTTGTATATTCATCACGCAACTCATTTTCAATCGCGCTTACTTTCTCCGTGTCAGGTGCGCCAATAGGTTTTAATGGCTCAGCAATCACGGGCTGCCCTGTGTCGGCATAATATTGCACACCATCTTGCTCTACAATTTTTCTTTCAATAGGCTCAGGAGTTGTATACCCTAAAACAGACTGCAAGGCCGTATTACGATCTACGCCGCTTGACACAAGCATATTGACCTTGTTTTCCATGTCACGCTTTTCGGCATCTGTTTTCATCTGCAAAGCCACTGCCGCATTACGCTGATTGGCTCTTTGCTGTAAATATAGATCAGGGTTAAGCATAAAAATCGCGCGTTCGTTTTCAGGAAGTCTGGCAGCAACCGCGTCTTGCATTTCTATTGTTCTGATCTTTTCTTGCTCGGCAATTTGTCTTTCTCTAATTCGGCCTAAAATCTCGTACTCGGCAAGCTGATCTCTGCGCCTTAATCTAGCTGCTTCTTCTTCATCGGCCTTGGTTTGTCTATACATGCCTAGACCTGATACCAGCGCACTTCCTAGATCACCTCCTTCCTTGTTATTTTCTGCAAGGATAGCAAGCCCCGCATTTAAGAGGGCACTACTCGCAGAAGATTGTGGCAAAGAAACCTGTGTATTAACTGGCGCATTCGGGTCTGCGCCTAAATCTACGGGCAACTGCATTGGTTGTTGCATTGAATTGACAGGCGAAAGCATATTAGAACGTCTTGCCGTGCCTATATTCCCTAAAGGATTTGCGCCTAATAAGCCCACTTAAGCCTCCGCCGTAACATCATATGATTTTAATTCTAAGCCTATAAGGTCATAGTTTACAATATCAAAGCCTTTTTGATTTGTGACTGCATCAGGATTGATCTTTTTAACTTCATCCGCCATCACGCCAATAAACATTTTCTCAGGCGTTCCGATGTAATTAAATTTATAAATTTTATGACCTTTTTCCTCGCCTACAAACTCTATATTTTCTTTTAAACGCCTATCGCTAAAGGCCGCATAAGGCCCGTAAGAGGAACCGCTAAACAATCCACCTACACTTTGGCCCAAGCTATTTAAGCCGAATCCAGCTCCTGCACCCGGGAAGCCTAAGCCAAGACCTGCAAGAGGTCCGCCACCTGCGAACATAGAAGCTAAAGTCAATCCCGTGCCTAAGATATTCCCTAGACGACTGCCCCCGCCGCCGCTTGTAGTTTGTGTTTGAACCCCAGTTGTCGTGCCATAATTTGTCGGGTGCGAGTAAACAAGATTTGCCAAATTAGAAAGATTTTGTTGAGGGCCATACGCATCATAAAAGTATTTTTGCATATCCGCATCAATCTCGGCCTGATTTTGCCCCTGTTGCGTCTGTCCTGCCCCGTAGAGTGCTTGCAAGTCCACATAGTCCTGATTAGCCAAAGGAATAGAAAGACCAGCCGCCTGTTGCTGCAATGATCGTTCATTTTGATAGTTTTGAAATAGGCTTGGCAGCTGCGCCTCTGTAATCGCTCTTGAAGCCGTATCTATATTCGCCCCTGATCCAAGCCTGCCGCCTGCATTAAATTGTGTGTTGACCATATTATTAGCTTGACCCCCCAGGACGGATAGATAGTCTTTCAGGTAGGGGTTATCCATGTACTCTCCGGCGAGCGTACGTTGTACGTATTCATTGGCTGCCTGTACCGATGGAGAACCCTTTGTAGAACGCTCTGTGATCCTTTGCAAAGCAAGCTGCTGTGTCGGGGTCATATCCGCAACCGTGTCACCGCCATAATACGCAGGCTGCCCTTTATTATATTGCGCAAGTGCCTCGGCTATAACGCGCTCGTATGCGTTCCCTAAATAGCCCGGGGGTGCGTTTGTCGTTTTCGTCTCTGATGTAGTCGTCTTTGGTTTTCCGCCCTTGCCCATTTTATTTAAGTTCCTTTCTAAGAATAACTAAACACTCTTTAAAGCCTCGTTTTTCGTACAATTTTCTCCAACCTTTGCGCCCTGCAATATCGATAAATTGACAGCCCTGCTCTAAAAACCAATGCGAAACAAAATCTACAAAATGATCCCAAAGTTTATGTTTTGAGCCGCCAGCAAATTCAATGCGGCCTATAGTTCTATCATCAAGTGTTTTGAATACCCGCGTGACTATCGCGGCAAGGCAAAGATCATCTTTTTTTATGATCCAAAGTTGGCGCATTTGGTTAGCAATATCTGATTGGATGTCATCAAGACTTATCTCGTAATCAGAATGCTCCAAGGCATCTTGTATATAGTTTTGCACCAAAGGCCAATAAATGTCAAGCTCGTGAGGGCCGCACGGATGAATATGAGCCTTCTTTAGTAGGCTACCCGATAACAACGTATCTAAAGGTCCGGTCTGTCTGGCTGTTGTTAGCATGAGTGATCACAAATTGTTTGTTGCCGGGCACTATGTAAGTTGTGGCCAAAGCCCCTGCCGCATTGGCCGTTTTTGGGAAAGCCAATACAACGCTATTAGTATTGCAATTCAAATCGCTTTTTGTCGTGCTTGTAGCTGATGCCGTTAAAGTAAATTCACCCGTATTATTTGTCTTTCCTGCCATTGCACTATTCGCACTTAAGGCCAGCTTTCTAAGATATTCGCCTGTCATTTCAACAGTAAGTGGCGCAATTGGAAAATTATTATTAAGCATAGCCCGCTTCACCTGCTCTAATTGACATCCCTATAGCGACATCCCAGCTTCCAGAAATAGTAAATTCTGCTCTAAAGAAAGTGGCATTCACATCAAAATCATACTCACCTGTGTATGGATTTTTAGAAGTTGCTGCGGTGTATGTTATAGATGAAGCCAAATCGTTTCTGTAGGCAAGACGGCATGATGATGAACCGCCTTCGATATAAGAGATCACGCTTTTTATGACGCTGCGCCCGTTCGGGTTAGGCCGTATTTCTGGAGTTGTGATTGTTGCTGTCAAAGGTGAGCCATTAAATGATCCTAGCTTATGTGATCCATCAAACGCGCCAAAGATTGTCTTCCCACCAGTCCAGACGCGACTATCAAGTGAAAAGGGTATGTCTTCGATGCTGCTGTAAAGCGTGTCTAGCCCGTCTAAGGTATACCCTAAAGAAAGATACTGAAATAAAAGCTCTGTTGTGGCGTTAATCAATGTCCATCTGCGATCAATCCAGTTAAACACGATAATCTTATCACACACGCCGCCTGTCGCTTCGATAGAAGGGAAAGCCCAAAGAACAATCTTGTTTATGCTGTCTACTGCCGAAGTGATATTGTAGTCGTATGTCTCGTCAAAATTTTCAAAAAACCATTTATCGACTTTGTTTTGCCCAATAGGAATAGAGCTACCGCCATCAAACTCATAAAACCCGTCTTCGCCTAAATAAAACACGCTGCGCCCGTTGCCAATGACAGACCTATTCGCAATAGAGCCTCTCGCGTCTTCTATCTTCTGAATGTTAAAAATCTGTGCGCCTCCTACATATTCCATGCGCCAGATAGCTTTCTCTTGTATGATGATCCCTACGTTATTTGATATAGCCACGCCTGCCACGTTCGCAAAATCACCGCCGTAAATGTCTTGAAAGTCTGCCTGTGTAGTTGTAGGGAACGATCCCCATGTGCCTGCAGGATTGGCCAAAGGTGACCAGCGCACACGATAACCTGTTGCCCCATCTCCATCTACAACGTCAAGCGTGACCAGAAAATTTGCTAGGATAAAAAACCTACGACAACGCGGTGCGGTTGCAGATAATTGTGAAAATTCAGTGGCACTAGAAATATTATAGACCTGAATATCATCAGTGTAGTTTGTTGCTATGACTAAATTTCCAAAACTTAGAAAATCCCAAAACCCGTCTGCTGCCGTTGCATAATTAGTCGGCGTTGTAGAAGCCCCTCGTGTGACCTCTACCCATGATAAATTATTAAGTTTATAAATTTTTGTTCGTGTCGCTGCAAAAATAGTGACATTCCCAGCAGCATCTCTATACGCAAACGCGCCTTTGCAAATAGCTGCCAAAGCATTAGTAAATTCTGAAAATGATGCAAAGGGCCTATATCTATTTTGTAAAGATATGCAGTTTTTTGCCTCTGTTGCCCCGGGATTGTTAAAATTGCCTAAGTCTGGCATCCATTCGCCAAAATCCACAATCTCGCTTGCGTTATCTGTGCCGCCCATATCTAGCCTATCGGGTTTTTAGCAACCATACGAGCCCCGCCTTTGGTTTGCTCATTCATTCCTTCTTTATTCACATCCATGACGATTTGCTCAAAATAATTGCCAAACATGCCAATTCTCTTTTCATCGACAACCTGTAAGGCAGCGTGTTTAAGAGAACCATACAAATACAAGTCAGGGTATTTTGTTAAAATTGCGTTCGTTGTCTGACTATCTGAAAGTGGCGGAACCGCTCTGTAGTAAGTCAGCACAAAATCATAAACAGCATCAGGAACAGGCCCAAATTTTATATTAGAGCCGCTTATCGAATACATTTTAGGGCGACCAGAAGATGCGCCGCCGTAAGTTTCGGATAAAATAGTATCACTGACATAGGTCAAGGCTTTCGGGGCAGAGGCAAATTCTAATTGTATCGCATTTCTAAAATTAGAAGGCAAAGCTATCGTCTGTGTGCCTGCAGTGCTAGAAATTGTTGTGTTCGTCTCTATTTCTCTGACCTTTATTTTTCTGCTCATCTCTGCCTCACACAGGGCTATGTACTCAGAGACACGCGCATCTGTGATTGTGGGGTCAGAATTAGAGCGCAGAAGCCAATTATACACAGCGGCCTTAAGCTCTGCAAAGGTGCTAATCGACATTCCAAACGTCCCTTATTTTATGGCTAAATTCAAACTCTCCGATATGACCAACGTCTTTAGAAAGATCGTGATCAATGTAGATATTATAACCATGTTCGCGGGCTTTTTTGCAAAAATAAACATCTTCGCCGATCTCTGCTACGGGGTCTTCCATAAACCAAGGCTGGGGCAGATTTTGGAATATATCGCACTTAATCAGCATCATTCCTGTGCCCACGCTTAAGACTTCTTCTAGCCCTTTGCTGTTTTTCTTTGTATCAACGCAATTCCCATCAAAACCTTTAGCTGTCGTGCGTGGGGGCAGTTCTTTTCTAGCGCAATTTGCTGCGACAATGTCTTTCTTTCTGCACAAAAGTAAAATCAATGCATGCATAGGAATGTTCATGTCATCGTCAATGAAAAAGATATAATTGCAATTTGCCTTAATCGCATCTTTGACCATCTTGCTGCGCGACATACTTAAGCCTGTTGCCACGCAATTATTAAAGACGACATCTAAGAACGGTAATTCAGACACAGAAGCCGCCACCATAGCTGCAAAACTCATAGCAGTTTGTGACATCCAAACATTTCGTGAAGGCACAGCAAGCATTACTCTGATACGCCCCTCTTGCACAGGGCTATTCACATCGACTTTGTTTACATTTAATGCTTTTTCTAAAATGTGATCATCCATTACAATTCGCCCAATCCTGTTCTTAAAAATTTGTTATCAGGGTCATTAAGTTTTTTCTTTAAATATTCGCCAAATTCTCTAGAAAAAACATTAAGGCCGCTTTCCTTTGCCCACTTATTTAATATGACTCTGGGTATGCTTGCAACGTGTTTTAAATCGCGAGAAGGAGTATAGCCGTTATTAAAATCACTATTATTTTGCGCAGCTTTATTAGCTTCTATGATTGGCTCAATATCTTGAAATGTTCTGATTTCTAAAACACCGTTTTTAATGGTGTATTTTGTGGTCAAGTCACCGCTTGCATTGATGATTTCAGTCATAATTTTACAATGACATTTCAGCGATTTCTAAAGTTCCGCTGGCTGTAGCCCCTCTTGCATTGATTTTCACGCCTTCATCGATTGCAAAATACTCTGTGTTATTTGCCCGCAGCGTAAGCCCTGTTGTAGAGCTAGCACCAAGGCCAGTCACAAAGGTCACATAAACATCCTGATCGGTCGTAAGGCGCACAGTTCTAATTTGTGCCCCTATGTCATTTGTAGTGGCTGCTGAGGCTGAAGACGTAAAGGATATGTTTTGCTTTACGCCTGTATATTTATAGTGAGTTGCGCCATGTCTCATAATACACCTTTGTTAAGATTAAACTGTAGCACTAAGTGGGTCAGCAGGGTTTGATCCAGCGGCGCAGGTCAATTTTCCGCGTATATGCCATAAATTTGCCTTCATATCATAACACTCGACCCAGTCACCAATAAAACCGCCCGTAGTTGTCCTGTTCATTGTGATTGTGTCGTCTGCCGTGCCATCGCCTTTGTAAGAAGAAACTGTCGTGCCGTCTAAGTCAAGAATATCAATAAAACCCGTCATGAAATCGCTGGCATTTGCTACTTTTATAATGTGTGAATTAGATGTAGCAGTTGTGGACACAAGGAAAATAAACCTATCGCCTGAGCCAGTCGCTGCAGGAAGTGTGCAAGTTGATCCGGCGGCTGTATCGAGTAAAATATGTTTTGCATCGTGCGCTAACTCTGTGACTGTCAACGCTGCGCCAGCGGCCACGTTCCTTGTAGAAACATCACAAGTTCTGTTAATTTCTGCTGGTGTAGCTACAATTTCAACTTCAGAGTTATTTGCGCCAATATGCAATGCAGGGATTTTAACACCGACCGTGTTTGTTAAAAAACCGTTTGCATCGATGCCTGTATTAGTTGTGCCGACTGTTGTTACGATTGTAGACATTTTAAAATCCTTTCTTTGTTAGCAAGGAAACCCGCCAGCTTTAATCAGCTTGGCAAATTCCTTATTTTTTGTTGCATAACCATCTTTCATTGCGCCCATTGCTGCAGAGCCTTTGCGTTTCTTAGTAAGCTCTTTATCCATTTTCTCTTTAACGCTTTTCATTTTAGGATATTTTTTCATGTGTCACCTATGGTTTTGTCGTGCTAGCACTAATTGTCGTGCCTGTATCTACAAAGATATAAACCTTTGTGCCATCAGACCTGCGAACGGCAATGTAAGTGCGATCTGTGTCCGTGTCGCCACGCCCGATTTCTACATCTACGTTATTAGCAAATTCTACTGTCAGCAGTTCGTTTTCGCTATCGCCACCATCAGCTAAAAGTGTTGCGGTGCCATCGTCTTTTTGAATAAAATTCCATGCCATCTTATGTTCCTTCTATGAGTTAAAAAGGGGGCCGAAGCCCCCTTCGCTATTAAGCGGTCAAGTCTGCTACAACGCCGTGTGCGTTCGGATTGTTTACGCGCAGCGTGTATTCTGCCACGATAAAACGCTTCTCGGCATCACCTGTTTTTGCAAGCGGTGCTTCTTGAATTTGGCGCAGATAATCTACGCTTAACATGTCAGATTGTAGTACATGCACCGTTCTAGCGCGGCTAAAGCGATCTGGGTAAATGCGCAGTTGACCAAAGTCAGACATATACACATCGACTGCTGTAGAAAGTGCCTGCTCTGTGTTGTCCGTAATCCGGTTAGCGTTACCAGCAAATCCAGAAATTCTTTGCTTGTTAACCGCACCTGCTACAATCGCGTCAGGATCGCCGCCTGATGTCCAAACTTTTTGCAAAACGTCTTTCAAGAAACTTTCTTTGATCGCCCGCAAATCGCCTGTAGTCGCATCCGTTGCAGCAGCCGAAGTAGTCCCAGCAGAACCACCAGTCCCACGGTTAGAATTGGCCGTTGGATACCATGCCTCAAGTGAGCGCATTGTGCGTGCCGTAGTGGCATCGCCAGCAACCGCAGCCGTGTTTCTTGTTACCGCAAATTCGATGTCACGCTTAAGAGATTGCGCCTTTTTAGCAACCTGATAAGCAATTTCATCCGCGCGGCCAGCATTATCTACGGCGGCTTGTGTGCCAGAGATTGTAACTGCTTTGGTTGAAATTTGCGTGTAGTTTACAAGACGGCTTGGGGCCGTGACTGTATCTGCCGTAACTTCATCGCCTTCGATTTTCGCGTTTGCCGCAGCAGTGTCCAGCGTGTCAGTCAGCCATTCATGCAACGTATTAGCCGCCGATCCCTGTGCAGCCATGCTGATTACAGGCGTATCTGTGGGGTCAATATTGTAGATAACCTGATGTAGGTCTTCATTGATACCGTTTACGCCATCATAACTGTCGAATGTGTTAGTAACCTGTGCCATTTTTTAATCTCCCTTTGTTTGTTAAAACTTTGACTTTGTGTTTGCCTTGATACTAGCGGCCAAAGCCTTTGCCGCACTTTTAATTGATTTCTCTTTATAGTGAGCGTTCATTGCATCGCTTTTTTGTCTACGAACCAATGTTTTTTCATCTACCCTTACATTCTGAGACTTGATCACTTTTTGCTTTTGAGCAGTTGGCTTGATGTTCTTTTTAGCCCGCATTAAAGCATCGTATTTCATTGCCTTGTATGCGTACTCAAAAAGCCTGTGATCAGAGTTTCTGGATATTTCTTCTGCAGTATACCCGCCTTTATGGACATATTCTAAAAGCCTTGTGCGGTTTTCATCCAATCTCAATTCAGGAATTGATTTATAGAGAATAACGCGGGCTTTTTCGATTTCGCTAGCAAGGGCTGCATCTTTTTGCCTGTGTAACAAAGCGATCTGCTGTTGGATTGCCGCCTTGTACTGCATCGCCTTTTCGTGGTTTTCCTTTTGAATGATATAAGACCGTGGGTCTTTTTCTAAAAGGTCAGCACTTGGCTGTTGGGGTAGGAATTTATCGATCAGAGCGAGAGCCTGCACGCTATTGTCTAAAAATTCCTTTGAGCCTTTTTCGTAGGCCTGTCGTAGCTGGGGAAGATCGGCTAAACCTTGTTCAAGTTCTTCGACTGCCTTCCGCTTTTTAGCTAATTCCTCTGTCTTAATCGAGTAATCGGCAGTGCGCTGATAACCCTGTAACAGTTCCTCTAATGATACACCAATTCTTTCACCATTTACAAGTACTTCGAATAAATTTTCTTCATCGCCTTCATCGCCTTGGTTTTCCTGCGTTTCTTCGACATCCTCGTCATCAGTTTCTTGAGCGTCATCGTTTTGTTTTTCTAAATTATCATCTTCATATTCGTTTTCTTGATTTTCTGTGTAGTCATTATCATCAATGTCATTAGCCGCGTCTTCTGCTGCCAATAGGCCAGCATTTTTCGTGCTGTCACCCTGTAGCTTTTTAGCTGCGACATTTTGAGCGACATTTTGCTTGTCTTGCTTTTCTGGCCTTTTTGTATCGGCAACTTTTGTCTGTGGCTTTTTATTATCTGGCGCAGCGTCAGAGTTTTCTTTGCCGTATCGAGGTGCGAGTTTTGCTGCCGCTGATTTTAGTGTGTCTTCTGTATTGTTCATGTTTTCCTCTATAGTTGTGCTTTAGATTTAATTTTTTGAGCCTCGCGATCAAAGGATGCCTTTTGAGCAAGTGCGACAAACATATTTTTAACGTCTTCCAAAACTTTTACACGCTGTATGCTTTCTGCTGATTTTAATAACCCCTCTTGCGTAAACTCATAAAGCAAAGATTTGTCGATATAGATTTGCTTGAGTATTTTAAAAATTTCCTCAAAGCACTCGCTCTGTATAAGTCTTTTGGCTTCTTCACATACTCTCTTTTCATCAGGCGTCATTTTTCGTCACTTTCATGAGTTCGGCGTTAATTTGAAAAACCTTATCTGCTTTCTCGGCGTATTTATAAATAAGTTCTTCTTCGTGCATTTTCTCACGAGATTTGATTTCGGCTTCGTGCTTTGCAAGGTCTGCCATAAGTTTTGCATCAGCCTGTTTTTTATCTTGTTGCAATTTAAGCATAGCAAGCATTTTATCAGCTTCAAGCTGTGTATTTTGTATAGATAGTTGTTGCGCCTGTAATTCAGCTTGTTTATCTGCAAGTGATTGTTGTGGCGGCGGGGCTTCGTATTCCTCTGGGTTTACAAAGTAATTATTCACATCAAGTATGCCCGCGCGTTTCATGATCCGAGCACTGAGATTGTATATTTTTTGAGCATTAGTAAGAGGGCCATCTAAGCCACCCTGTGCCGCGATAAGTTTTTCTTGTAAAGCCAGCGTGTCATAGAGCATTTGCATTTCTTCGACTTTAGTCGAAAACCCTAAGCCTACACGTGCCTTAGCGTCTCTTTTCTTTCTCCAGCGTCTAGAGTCAGCCGTCACAAACTTACCCGTGAGGTCAAAAATCACTTCACGTTCTTCATGCTTCATGCACAATTCGCGTATATGCTCCATGAGAGTTTTAACGCCTGTGTTTGCAAAAAGACTGCCGATCATTTTCACAAGTAATTGAGATTGATTAAGGATAAGAGAGCCGACAAAGTTTGTGCTATTGGCGATTGCAGAAGGATTAAGCCCTACACTTTCACGCGAGAAGCCTGATCTTTCGGCACGGTTTTGTTGTACACGATCAAGCATAGGGAAAGCGGCTTCGGATACAAACGGCACAATGTCATTTTCTATCGTGGCGTTGGCATCTTTGCGAATAACACCGCCCGGGACATATGTCATGATGTCTTCCATGTCTACCGTGCCTGAGATAATTTTCCTAGGAATAACGGAATACATTAAGTTATTAAGCACGTTTCGCCACAACTGCGATGTTACGCGCTGAACAGCTTGAATATTATCTGCCACGCTTCGACCATAAAATTTATACGGATTTGCGTATGGTGTGACTACGTGATAGGGGACGCGGTCAACTTCGATATTTTCTAAAACGACACTGCTATTGCTGCCGCCTGAAATGACTCTGCGCAGTTCCATTTCTCCATCGCCATCAAAATCAGCTCTAATATAATGCGCATTGATAACGACTTCGCGGCGGTTAGTGTCTAAAGGGCTATCAGTAGAAAAAAACTTGCCGCCTTCTTTTTTAAAGCGATTTACGTCTTCCTCTTGTAATTTTAGCTCATCAAATGAAGGGATTTGATTGACCAATTCTTCGGGGTAACCTTCTGCGATGAGATCATAAGCCGTGGTCGTGATCCTATGGCCTACATAACGCGCTGTAGAAACGTCAACAGAATTATGATCGCGGTTTACAAAGAAATGCTCTGGGGCCACGCCTTCGATTTTGACTTGGCTTACATCAGTCTTTCTTATGCCTGAAATATCTACACGAACGGCATCAAAAAATGACAAAGTGTTTTGGGTTTGTACAAGTTTTTGCATAGCGTCCATAGGATTTGCCTGTTCTGGCGCAGCCGCGGCAGCATCAAACATTTCATCTGCTATTTTATCAAATTCCTCTTTCGTGTATTCTTTCTCGCCAATTCTATAAGTTATTTCTTCGACCTCAAATTCCTTATCAGTTAAAATTGTCTCGGCTTCTTCGTAAGTTTTATCGGTATAAGTTTCTTTTTCGCGGCGTACGCGCTCATCCCAATAACAATGCACAATTCCGTTTTTTTGAATTAGGGCAGTTTTAAACCACTCATACATGATCAGAAAGCCGTTATTTTGCCTTTCAAAGACATACTGCACGTAAGACGTTTCTTCTTGTGCCGCTTCCATGTCTTCGGCATTTTGTGGGGCGAAAACTACAACTGCATCACCTGTGTTAAAAAGATCGACAAGCTGTGCAAGTGTCCACTCAACGACATCGCGCACATCAGACGATACATAACGGCTTAGGCCTTCTTCTTCGTTGCCAAGGGGATCGCTGTTGTAATAATTTAAACCTTGTCGGCGTTCTTCTTGAATTTCAGTTGTGAATGTTTCTGCGTTACGAAATTCAGCCTCGCACATTTGCAAGAGTTCTTCTTCTGTAAGCCCTGCCGCTTTTGTAACCTTTTCCATGTATCTCCTGTTAAGTGATTATTCTTGATCGGTGTTTTTTAGTGTAGTTTATTTTTTGACCCAGCACAATATTCACAGGCTCGGCAAAAGTTAATCCTAATGCATCAGCTTTATTAGTGCTTTCATATCCCCGACTTAAAAGGTTTTCTTTGCTTTCGAGCAAAAGTCTGCCGCTGCTATGCGGGGCTTTATTTATACAAGTTAATTCTACTGCCAAGCCTGCGTCATCAGGTAAGCTAACAGGGTCGTTTTCATCTAGCAACCATTTACGCATTTCGCCCCACATTTCGGCGCGTTTATTGCAGTACTCGTCTGGATACAAAGAACCTGATGCAAAATTTATAGGCTTTATTAGTTGCTGGAATGCAGTATGCGTTTCGTGCATATCTTTTACGATTGTTGTCCCAAATCCAGTTCCGTCTACAAAAACTTTATTAGGTTTATAAGCTTGGATAAGCCTTATTAAATGCCCCTTAAAACCTGTCTCATCCATGGCTCTGTGTTCTTCCACATGGATAACTTCCGAACCGCGCCTAAGTACAAAAGCGGCACTGTCTCTTTTTCCTTGAGACGGGTCTGCGCCTAGAATTAAAGCACCGCGCCCTTGTATTGTTTTATGACGCGCAATCGCGGCATGCACTGCATCAGAAGGGATAAATGCGTTTTCATCATCAATCGCTTCTGCTAAATAAAGCTGCGTGAACTCTTTTTCGGGCAGCATCTGGCGAGCAAGTTTTATTTCTTTTCCATCAAGAACGCCTGCATCTACCGCGTCTTGTGCAGTAATTTTCCCAAATTTGCAATTTTCACGGCCTCTTTCAACGGCGCGACACTCGATATAAAACCAGTTGTTTTTCCCAACCACGTTTGCGATTAAGCGAAGCGGCCCGCCTGTGGCTGTAAGTGTCGTGCGAAGCGCGATATAACTGTCGTAACGCATGCGGCTTACTTCATCGCCCACGGCTGCGTAAACGTCTTCCCCGTAAAGCGCATCAGGGTTGTCGCCTGATTTAAAATATATTCGAGCACCGTTAGGAAATTCTATAAAAAGTTCGCTCTCGTTTTTCTTTACAAAACGCTTATCGCTAGCGTTCCAGATACGATTATAAGCAATCTTTGCCTGTGATCTGATAGGCGCAACCCACCAATAGTTGCGCCCGGGCGCACCGTGCAGCAAAGCCATTTCTACAAGCCAGACGATGCAACTGTGTGTTTTCCCGCTCTTTGTAGATGCCTCACAAAAAACAAAACGCTCAGGCGCATAAAACAACTCTATCTGCTTTGGATATAAAAAGGGGCGCACGTACTCAATACGCGGCCCCTCTTTGCCTTGCACTTTCACAAAAAGCCTATTTTTTCTTTACTGGCTTCTTAGTCGCAGGTTTTTTAACACCGTAGGCCATAGCAGCAGTCTTGCTTGGCATGGCTTTCTTAGTCGTCTTCTTTTTCATTGTCTTCTTCATTGTCGTCCCCTTCAACTCGCGTTTTTAGATTTTTTCCCATACGCAGCGTAAACACGGCAGGCGCGTCTCCATTAAAACCTACATTCAATTTGTCGTGTTGGTCAAGATAATGTTTTCCAAGAAATTTAAGCATAGCAGTGTCGCCTTCATCAACTGCCTTTTGCCATTGTCTGCGGCGCAGCGAAGCGCGGCCAGCGGGGGCGTATTTATCCCGATATTCTACCCATGAATTATACCCGTGCTCTCTTAAAACGCGATAAAGCGCATCATCCCCAATATCTAGCACAGAGCAAACTTCCATGACCGTGCATTGTATCTGCACAAGTTTTTTTAAGAGATCGAAATCTATTACAGCTTTAGGCATGAAGTTTGGCCTTTTCTCCCGTGTACTCTTCCCACCTTTTTATTGTAACATCGCAATAAACTGGGTCAATTTCCATCATATAACATTTGCGACCTGTCTTTTCACAAGCGATAAGGGTGGAGCCGGAGCCGCCAAAAATATCTGCCACAATTTGTCTAGATTTTGTACTATTTAAAATTGCGTTTTCAATTAAAGCAATCGGCTTCATAGTTGGATGAAGATCATTTTTTAGTGGTTTTGCAATTTCCCATGTGGAAAACCTGTGCTCTCCTTGACCATAAAAATCATGAACTTTATCCCATCCATACAAAATTGGTTCGTGTTTATAATTGTAATCCGTTCTTCCCAGTACGTGATTATTTTTTATCCAAATTAAACAATGGCGCAAAGGCAATTCAGCCTTCATCATCATCATCATCATAAGATCGCTTCCTTGCGGAGCCGTAATGTAATAGTTAGATCGATCTGCTAAAATTGTTTTTATATTAACAAAACATTTATAAATAAATTCCGATGTTTTTTCAATATCCATGTGATCATTTTCAATTTCTTTTTGAATGCGATTTGCAGGGGAAATCGCATTGAGATATTTGTTCTTATCTGCATATGAAACACCATACGGCGGATCAGTAAACACCATGTCCGCCCTCTCCCCATCCATCAGCTTTTCAACCGTCTCAAGGCTCGTGCTGTCGCCGCACATAAGCCTGTGGTGACCGAGTATCCAGATATCGCCTAGCTTGGCAACGGGCGCGAGCGGCTCGGGAACGTAGTCGTCATCTGTTTTGCCGGGGTTTTTCAGACTTTGTTTTAAAAAGTCGCTATCAAAGCCCAAGGTTTTAGCGTCAATATCTAGCTCTTTAATCTCGCCCGCCAGTATCTCAAAATCCCATTCGGCAAGTTCGGCCAGCCTGTTATCGGCAAGAATGTATTCGCGCTGCTGTTTCTTGTTTAAATGCTCAAGCATGACGCACGGCACAACTTCAAGGCCAAGTTTCTTTGCAGCCTCTACACGGCCATGCCCTGCTATGATCATCTTGTCTTTGTTAATCAGGACAGGATTGTTAAAGCCATATTCTTTTATAGATGCGGCGATAAGATCAATCTGATGCTTACTGTGGATACGAGCGTTTTTCTCGTAAGGTTTTAATTCTGTAATTTTAATTTTCTGCATACAAAGATGCTAAAATATTCTTTATTTTTTGTCGAGTACATTTTTTTCAATAAAGCAAAACAAGTTATTAAGCTCTAATAATACACCACTTGGCGCGGCACTACGGCCTGACATCCATGCTTTGACGGTGTTTTCAGACACGCCTAGATAGTATGCCGCACCGCGAATGCTCAAGCCGCAATCCATAACCAAGCGTTTAAATAAGGTCAAAGTTTGCCCCCACGGTGATAAGTGTTGTGTTCTTTAAAATCGCCATGATATTCCTCATATGATACGCCAGAAGGTATGCGCTGTAAGATCACACGTTCGCCTTCATCATCGTACATAAATTCAATCAGGGTTATATCCATTTCTGCCTGATAGCCGTTTTCGTAAACTTCACATTCTTCTGCAAAAATATCTTCGGCGCATTCTTGGGCATCATCTTTTGTCAGTGCCTCAATATCAGATATTTCGCCATCGCGCTCATAAGTCCAGTATTTTTCCTGTGTCATGGCTTTTTTTTCCTTCCAAATAACCACAAAATTTGTTTCACTTTTTCAAACAGTGTCGTGCTTTCAAAGTCCTGCGTTAGTTTATCAGCACACTTTGATGCAAGAAAGTCCTGATATTTTTTAACGGCGGTTTTCTGGTTGTCGTTCATTTCAGGCCCTCCAATGTTTTATTGTACAGATTGCAGTATTCCTTGCTGTCGATAATCTTAGTTGCCAACGATCCGGTCAGGACAGAGAGCAACACGATTGTTGCGATGGTGATGATGTGGGGGATGGTCATGCTTCACCTTTAGCGCGTGCGACTAATGCCGCAATGCGGTTTGCGTGATCTGCAAAACCATTGATGCGTAAAATTTCCTCAGCTCGTATCAATTCGTCACACATATCCGGCGCGGTGGCTATCAGGCGGGCGTTTGCTTCGTCTTTAATAGCAAGGTCACATATGAAAACTTCTCCATCCATTGCGCAGCCTTCGGGCGTGCTAATGGCGTTTCCATCCGCATAACGAATGATCCCATAAAGTTCACCTCCGTCATCAAATACGCTCCATTTTCCTGGTGTATGTTTTTTTGTCATTGTGAAACCCTCTGAATTGGCCAGCCGGATTTAATCTTAGGGGCTTGTGCGCCTCGATTAGAAAACCCGCTCTCTGAAATAAGTGAATTTGAAAGTTGGATCGTGTCACCTGTGGCGCAGCATTCAAGCCACGTATATTCACAGTTTGCGCATATCAGGCGATAGGCGCGGTTTTTGTGGTCAAAGATCATAGCGTTTCCTTTTCTGTTTTTGTTGTCGTTCCGGCTTTCAAAATAGCGTCTGCTTTTGCAATTATTTTCTTTGCGCTTTCTTCTGAAATATCCTTAACCCAGTTTTGAATGTAACCACGGCAGTATTCTGCGCCCTCTAATCCAAGCGATGCAATGACTAGATAAGCTGTGCCTTCTGCTTCAAGTTCTTGTATATCGCGCGGCAAAGTATATGTATCATGCACCGTTACGTCCGTGTGCCCGTGGATAATATGGGCAATCTCATGAATAGCTGTTTTAAAAGGCAACTGCGCAAGGGGATTGATTGCAATTTTTCTGCCCTGCGCGTAGCCCTGAACATTGCCGTCCGTATGATTGAACGAAATGCGCTCGATGTTAAACGTCTTTAAGACTTGATCAAGATCAAAGTCAGGCACTTTAGGCATAGTAAATTCATCACCATCGGTCTGGTCTAAAGTGAACCAGTTGCGGCGATAGATAAAGCGTGTAAAGGTCACATCATCTTTATCGCCTTCTTGTTCTTTTGTAATAGTAACGGGCATGCACAACTCAATAGCCTTGCTGCCCTTCTTAACTTGGCGGCCTAAGGATTGCCAGCCTTTGTATGTGTTGATAGGGCTATTTGCGCCTTGCATCATGGCTAAAAGCTGATTGCCCATCGAGTATCTATGAAACGCGGTATAAGCGGCCATAAGTTTACCCGGCTCGGTAAGGGCTTCGTTTAATAATTCTATATGGGTTTTCAATTTAACTTCTCCTTAAGTTCTTGCCAGCGGCCAATCCGTCAGCGTATGCACAAGTTATAAACCAATTTTTGCACAATGTACATATCTTTTTTTACGCAGAAATTGTAATTTTATGCCAACGTGTCACGGGTCTGTAGGTTATTTTGTTTCATTTTAGCCCGAAAATACTCCTCTGAAGTCCTGTCACCTTTTCTAATGTCACATTTTTTACAAGCTAGCACAAGATTTCCAAGGCCATTATCGCCGCCGCGTGAAAACGGAATTTTATGATCTAAACGGCTCTCCGCTTGGCATCCATAAGAGTTTCTACCAATTCGACACGCGCAGTAATAACATCTTTTTTTTTGTCTA